ATGCTGAGCACAGACGAGGCCGAGCTCCTTAAATTCTGTGACAACATGGCAGGCTACCTCAAATGCCGCTATGAGGCCCAGCTGGGTAACCGTCACCTACACAGCATCGCGCTGCGGTATCGGGAGTACATTGAGGCCAACATCAGACGGTCTACAGGCTTTGACAAAGGCCGCGCCATGCAGCTGTTGCTGTGGGCCATGCAAGAACCATTAACCGCAGGAGACAAAGAATGAACGCCGTAACAGCAAACGACCGCCAAGTGGCGGGCACACACTACCAAGCCCCGTACCAGCACTGGGACTTGGTGGCAGACACGGAAATGGGGTACTTTGAAGCCCAGGTGACCAAGTATGCCATCCGCCACTCCAAGAAGAATGGACTGCAGGACTTGGAAAAGGCTTTGCACTTCCTGGACAAGTACGCTGAGGTCCTGGGCGACGCGCTGTTGGTACGCAAAAAGCCCAGCAGCTACCTGCTGGCGCGAGTGTACAAATACGCACACGCCAACGAGCACCTGGGCACCCGTGAGCTGGCTGTGGTACGGCTACTGGCCTGCAGCCACGACAAGGGCACGCTGAACACCGTGCACGACATCATCTCCGACCTGATGGGCCAGTACCCCGGGCCAGGGTACGTGAAGCAGGACTAGCTACTCGTCTTTCTCGGCCATGCCGCGCAGCTCTATACGGGGAGGCGCGGCATTTGCATTATGGCTGGTGGATAACGCACCCACCACACCCTGCGTCATTGTGGCCCGGCGTGTCAGCTCAGCTAACGCACCACGTGGTTGGTTGAGCCAGTTTAGGTCAATACGCGGGTTGCTGGCCTGCCGGGCGTGTGCCAAGGCGTGGTGGGCTAGGTAGGCTCCGGCTGCGTACTTGATCATGTCCTCAGCTACGTTGTCACCCTGCCCAGGGTCATTTGCCCCGGCAGCTCTACCGGCCACGTAGCCACCCAGCGCGTCACCGGCCAGAATTGGAGCCGCCTGAATAGCGCTCTGCTTCATGCGCTCAGTCCAGCTGGTGGGCGCGTTGGCGTCCATACCCATGTACTTGGTGCCGAATTTGCTCAAGTCTGACAGCTCTGGGTCGCCTTGGTTATACAGGAAGGACTTGCTATCCGACTGCTTCAGCTTGCGCGCCAGCGCGGTGGGCGCGTAGTCCTCCACGCCGTTGGCCACCGGTGCTACCTGCTCCAGCGTCTTCATGTTACGCCACTGCTTGTTGGTCTGTTTGAACACCTGAGCGTCACCGGGGCGCATGAACTGGGAGGCATGGCTTTCCAGCATGTCCGATAGGTCCCTGAAGGCTTGAGCCGCCGCGTGGTCAGGCTTACCCGTGGGTTGCCCCTTGAACATGCCGCTGCGTGACGCGGCCACTGCGTCTGCTGCGTAGCCTTGCAGCGCGTCCTGCAGCTGACGGCCTGTGAGCGTACCGCCCTGCTGTATCTGGCTTGTGAGGCGCTCAATGGCGTCGTCTAGGTCGGAGTTGGGCGCACGCAGCTTGGTGGCCTGCAGGTAGTTGGCTTGCACCTGGGCAGCACGGGAGCCAAGATTCTTATCCAACGGTACTTGTAGCCCGTTCAGAATGGTGTTGTACGTGTCACCCAGCTTGGAGTGGGCAGCGCTGATAGCGCCGGGGATATCCCCAGTCTCCTGGCCCATAGTGCGGTTCACCGCCCGCGTGAAAGCATCTTTTTGGCCCTCTGCCTGTGCAGCTGTGAGCAACTGTTGTCCGGGCTTTTCCAGCTGGTGAGGGTACACAGGAATATCTGCCATCACTGCCCGCGCCACGGACTGTTTATCAGTAGGCGACGCCTCAGCGTTGAAGCTCTTTTTCAACATGCCCAGAGGTATGCTGACGTTGTCCCCTATCCACTGCGTGACGGGAGTCAAGGCGCGGGAGACCACGTCACCGGTTTTCTGCAACACCGGGCTGATAGCGGCACCCAGAGCCATGTTCTTGGCCCGTTGGCCTTCCTCAGTAGTGGGTGACAACGCAGACAAAGCTGCACTAGACAAAGCACCGGGTCCGTAAGTGGCTACGGCCCCTGCGGCAGGCAAAACGGCTTTGGCCAAACCGCCCAACGCTGCACCCGGCAAAGCGAGAGATAATGAGCTGGCCCCAAGGTAGCCGCCCATACCCATGCCGGTGTGCATGAGTGGCTCGTCTAATTTGGCACGTTCAGCCTCACCGGCGTAGTCTTGGTCCTTGGATGTGAGCTGCTTCACCCCGTGGCCCAAGTCTGTAAACATCTTACCAGCACCGGCCATGGCACGACTCATGCCCTGGCCCATGTCCAGCCCGGTATCCCACGGTCCGACCCTCAGTGTGGAGCTACCAGTGCTGGGGTCCGGGCGGTCAAGGGTGTCGCCCACCGGGGCGGCCTTGGGTATGTCCTGTGGGTCTACTGCTGACTGGGCTGCATTGGCCGCAATAGGCGAGGCGTGTGCGCTAGGCACCAGCTTGCTAACGTAGGCACCCACCCGGTCAGCGTATGCCTTGGTAATGGGCGACCCTTCAAAGTCACCCTGCGCAGCCTTGGAGCTAGGACCCGCGTGGTACGCTGCAGCCAACAGAGAGTGGTCCGTGGTGCCCAGGCGCGCAACATTCTGCGCGTTGTACTTGGCCGCACCCATGATGGACTGGACCGGGTCAGTGGGGTCTTCAACACCCAGGAGTTTCTGAGTGCTGGGTATGAGCTGCATCACACCCTTGGCCTGCTTGGAGCTCACTTGGCCGGAGTTAGACCTTTCACCTGCGTTCTTCAGAGCGTTGAGCAGCCCAGCGGGCAGACCATGCTCGGCGTTCATGCGGTCAGCGTAGTCGTCCAACAGTGGGTGGTTGTACGGCAGAGCCTTGCGCACCTCTAGCGGCAGGTCTTCAAGTTGAACGGTATCAGGCATGTCACTCCACCTTTCCTACAGCCAAGCGCCCAGACGGTGCTGAGGTGTGCGCGTAGCGCCAGCCGCCCGGAGCAGAGGCGTCCCGCACTACGGGTTTGCGCCCACCAGGAGCAAGAATTGCACCCTTCTCCCACTGATTGGGGTCAAACTGTACGGGTGCCTGGGCTGGTACTTCTGAGGCAGCAGGAGGTGCCTTCTGCACTGCCGGAGCACCTGGTTTGGCCCAACCTTCACGTTCGTTGAACTTTACTCCGCCGGCAGGTGGGTTGGTACCGTTGGGCACCTGGTCATCACCTAGCGGTACCACTCCTGGTGTGGTGGTGTCGCCGAATCCGCCCCGGTCAAGCGCCTGAGCTTCTTTCTTAGACCAACCGGCGTCGAACCCGATAGTGTTAACGCTAGAGCGAGGTACACTGTGACGATAATCAGCCCAGCTCGAGTACTTGTTGAGCGCATTGGTGTGAAGTCCTTTGATGATGGTGGCAAAGCGGGTGAGCGCCTCGGGGCTGGTGAGCAAGCCGGGGTTGTTCTCCAGGGTCTTGTTGAACTCAGGCACCGTCAAGCGCCCGGAGGAGGTGCCGTTCTCATTGGCCAGGGAGGCCTTGATTTGGGAAATTGTCTCCATCACCGCCATGGACTTCATGATCTGGGACGACGCCACCGGGTCCCCCTTGCCCGTGCCACTGCCGGTCAGCGCGTTGGCCGCGTTGTTCAGGGTGTCAGACCCCTTCAGTGACGGGAACCGCTCAGACAAGTCCTTCAGCGCAGCGCCCACGCTGTTGGCCACCCCGGCGTACTTGCCCGGCACAATATCTTTACTGGCGTCTACCACAGCGTTCAGGCGCTGGCGCATGCCGCCGTAGGTGTCTGCGGCGCCGCGCAGGGCTTCCTCGTACTTGCCTGCGTCGGTCAGGTCGATGTCCGCCGCTTTGTTGTCCGCCAGCGTGGGGTTCACAGCGCCGTGTCCTGCTGAGGGGACGCCCGACGGTACAATGGCCGGAGCCACTGTGCCCGTAGCAGCAGAGCCGAATGTAGTTTGGCCTGCCGCGTTCTTGCTTTCCTTGGCCAGCCCAGCCTCAGCCGGAGCGCCCCGCAACCGCACCTGGGTCAGGTAGTTGGGGTCCACGTTGCCTTCTGAGTCCGTGGCAGCGTCAATCTCGTTGTGGTGGGCACCAAACATTGCCCCGGGCAGCCCGTACATACGCGCATGGTTATTCACCACAGAGTGCGCGTGGGCAGCTTGAATGGGTACGCGGTTGCCTTGGGCGTCAACGCTACCCGCCTGCAACGCAGACAGTGCGGAGTCTACCTTGGGGTTGACCTCCTTGAGGGTATCCTGCATCATCTTGGCGTAGCCCAGGTCATTGGCCCGTTGCTGCGTCATAGTTTGCATGATCATGGGTATGTACGCGGCGCGGAGCTTGTCCTGTGCCTCACGGGCGGCCACTTGGGCGGCCATAGCGTTGCTCACTCCGGACATGCCCCCGGTTTGCGGCCCTGTCATACCTGCCCAGAAGGCTTTGTTCTCGGTGTCCTGGGTGCGATCCGGGTTCATGAGCATAGCCATAGCGCCTTGCAGGGTGACATCGCCATTGTCCCCGCCGTACGCAAGCGCCTTGGTCACCTCACGCCCCGACGTGACTGGTCCGCCCATAGCTGCGCTAAGAGCGCCTGATACTTCTTTGTCTGCCATATAGCCTCACTTCAGTGTTTGCAGTGCGCCCAGCCCGCTCACCGCCGAGCCGCTGTACGGGCCATTGGCAGCCGTAGACGGTTGGTTGGTAGTTTGCACAGACGTTTGCGGCAACGGGATACCGCGCACAACCGAGTTGAGGTTGTTGAGCTGAGTCCAGTCGAAGTTGTTCGCGTTCTGTTGGTTGGTGGTGTCCGTGTTGAGCACCTGCTGTTGCAGTCCCTGCTGTTGGCCGCCAATGGCGCCCAGTTGTTGACTGTCGTTGAGGTTGGCGTTTTGAACGGTCTGGCCTAGAGCACCCATGGCGCCAGACTGGGCTGAACCCGCCGACGTAGCCAGCCCGGCACCTTGCAACGCCGCAGAGCCTTGCATCTGCTGTTGTTGTTGCTGACGGTTTGCGTCCTGTGTGAACATGGTCTGCGCATTGGTATAGCCCGCGTTCAGGGCACCGGCCACTTGGCCGTTGATATCGGTGTTGGCGTCGCGCACTGTGCGGCCCAGGATATCTGCGTTACGGGTGGATCCAAACTGGCCTGAGCCAATGAATTGGTCCTGCACGCCGGGAATTAGATTCTCATTCAGGTTACGCTGGCCCAGGCGTTGGATATTGTCCACCACCTGCTGGGTGTACGGGCTCATGTAGGCTTTGGCCGCTTCCGTACCCCAGGACTGCGAGGGTCCAGCCACCGCGTCCTGGCCTTTGTTGATCAGGTCAGAGGTGTTGCCGATGATACTGCTACCGGCGTCGGCAGCGTTTTGCACCAGTGGCTTCCAGGCGCCTTGGTTGCTGCGCACGTTCTGAAACGCTTGCAGCTGGTCCGGGTTGAATCCGGCAACAGAGTTGGCCGGTACGCCCATATTGGCTTGGTTGCCGGCTACCTGGGTGGCCTTGCCCGCGATGCCGCGTACGTATTCCTGATACCACGCTGGCAGACCGTTGGTGGCCGCTATAGATGAGTCCACTGCGTTGGGTGGGGAGGCTCCAAATAGGTAACTCAGGTCAGCCATTATTTCGCTCCTTTGGACATGTATGCGTTGACGCCTTTGAAGCGTGGTGGTATGCTCTCAGGTGGAGCAGACCGTTTGTGTTTGCGCAGCTCCTCACGCCACTTGTCCAGTATGTGGGCACCTGCCTCATTGTTGCCGTCCCCAATGGCCGACACAGCGTCGGCGTCCCACACGTACTCGCCGTGGCCCAGTCGCGCAGGCACCACATCGTCCTGGCCTCCTGTGTGGCCGCGCACATAGGCGCTCAGGGCACCTTCGCTATGGAACTCCGGCTTGGAGTCGTCAACAGGGCCACCCTCAGCGTAGCGTTTGCCGGGCACCAAGGACGCGCCGTTGCGGGCATAGGCCAGCGTATGGGGTGCGGCTGGGCTGTTGAAGTACGCGTTGGCGGAGGCCTGCTGAGCCGGGTTGAAGCTGTCAAACGGCCCCTTAAGCTGTGCCTGGAGCTCTGTAGCCGACTTTTTGCCCTGCGGACCATTCAGCGTAGTCAACATGGCGCCGCCAACAGACAGCACCTTCAGTAGATTCTGCATGACCTTGGGGTCCGCGTAATCCATCTTGCCATCTTTGTTGTAGATGCCCAGGCCCTTGGCCAGCTTGGTCAGCACACCTTCCTCCGCTGGGGCTGCGGCTACGTCCGTGCGCGGCTGTAGGTGGCCTGCAAGGTTGGGGTCCTGCACGGAGTTGTTTTGGTTGTCAATCTCAGTGGTCACAGCCTCTTGCTGCTGAGGCGTCAAGTGGGACAACGCCCCTGTGGGTTCCGGCGCACCAGTCAGGGTAGAGGGGTCACTGCCGTCCGAGGGGTAAATGGTCTGTGGGCCTGTATTCACGGGTTCATCTGCCGTGAGGTCCGCCCAGGAGTCACCGTAGCCACCCACACCGCCGCCACCGTCAAACCGTTGAATTTTCTTTGCCATTTATACACCTCACGATATTGTACCCACAAGGGCGTGTGCCCAGTCTTGCCAGCTGATGAAGCCGTACGGCTCCGGGGCTGCGCAACCTGGTAGCACACCGTTGCTAAAATTCTCAGCCCAAGCGGGCCATGCTGACTCATCAGCGGGAGGTGGGGGCAGGCCAAAGTCGGCCAACTGCTCTACAGCAATCAGAGCCCATTGCTGGAATTGTAGCGTATCTGGGGCCGGTAGGGCTGCCAGGTTGGGCGTTGTAGCCACAGCTAATCCCCGCTGCCGCGCTCATCACCCGGCTCAAGTAACACCAGCGTCTCACCCAGTTCAAAGAACCCGCCCAGCGCGTCGCTAGTGACCTTGAGCTGCAGTATGCGCTCCTGCACCCGTGGAGTGATGAGCGGGGTGGTGGGGGAAACCACGTCGGATGACAGCACTGAGTAGTCCTGGCCTGCGTAGCTCTTGCCGCGCACTTCAACGGTAAGGTCACCAATGGCGCCAAAATCGGGTTCCAAGCGGTTGAGCTCCGTCATGGCGTTGAGTGTCTGCGGTACGTCATCAAACGGCCCACCCACAGCCAGGCCGAAGTTACACGTGGTAAAGCTAGCAGCAATGGAAGTGATAGACTGGCCCACGGTTTTGTCGTACCCCGTTTCATGGCGGTATACGCTGGTCAGGTTTTGTGCGAAGGGCGCAGCCAGCAGCTTGGCCGTAGCGCCTGACGCGCCTGTGAGCGTTTCACCGTTGGTGAATGTACCCGTCACGGGTGTGACGCTGAGCGCCAGAGGTGTGGCCCGGATCACCACCCCCGTAGCGCCTGACGTACCACCCAGCACCGTCATACCGGGCGTGAACGCGGTAGTCATGCTAGAGAACGAAATAGCAGTGCCCGCTGGGATAGTGCTCAACGCCACAGCGCTCATTACGGCAGTAGTGCCCGTGAAGCTGGACACCGTAGCCGTGGACGGCACCCCCGCGTCAGTGGACGCTACCTTCTGCCCGTTGGCCACGCCCGTGGTGGCCGCAAAGTTGAGTGTATTGTTACCCACTAGGGTTTGCGCCGACGTAGCCAGCAGCACCCCCACGGTCAGGGAGGTGGTGGACTGCACGTCCTCATCCCCAGCCCACACAGGCTTCTGGTACATTTGAACTGTGTGGCCTGCGGACCGGGTGCATACGGCGTCGTACCAGGTGCCTTCCAGGTAGTTGAATATGACAGCGTTCTTGCACTCGGTGTCCTGCCCACGCGGGTAGAACCACCAAATTTCCCCAAACCGCCCCACTTTGGTGCCCCACACCTTGTTGCGGTGGGTGTAGTTCAGATTGTCAAAGAAGTCATTGCAGTTCATCTGGTTGGGCAGCTCCTGCACTATGCCGTTGTACATCAGGAAGCGGTCAGTACCAATCCAAAAGAATTTACCATCATGCTCCACCACTGTCTTTTTGCCCATAATAGAGGTGGGGTCGCTCAGAGTGTCGTAGCTGAACAGCTTTGTACTGCCCACATAGGACATGCGGATGACAGCGTCCAAGGCCCAGAACAACCCAGCCGGGGACTGCCCACCCCCGCGTATGGGGGCGCCATGCACAATCTTGGTGCCTGCTGGGTTGGCCTTGTTGGCGTAGCCTGTGCCGGTGGACCACCCAGTGGTCGCGCTGAAGTCGTTGGCGTTGCTGTTGCTGATAAGCCCGTTGCTGCCGTATACCACCAGGAAGGGCTGCAGCACGCACACCCCGCCGCTCACCAGTATGGGGCCGCTACCGTCGGATACCACCGTCAGCGGTGCGGTACCGCCCACGTCACCCGCGTACACGCTGCCCCCGGTATCAGAGGTGATGTCTAGCAGGTCCGGCGTGGCCGCTGCAACCATGGCTGCATAGGCACCGCCCGTTTGGCTAAACATGGTGTCGTGGGACCAGGTGATGCTGTCTGCCGCCGTGAAGCCCACGGGTGTGCGGTCTATCAGATTGGTGGCTGAGCCGCCCGATATCACCTGACGCTGCACCCCGTACTTGCCAAAGTAGTGGGCAATGGTTTGACCGTTGCGCGAGTCCACAAATACAGACCGGATAGGCGCGTTGAGTTGGCCGCTGAGCTGGGAGTACCCACCCATCTTACGGGGTTTGCCACGCTGGAACCTCGTCCACACCGTGTCGGCGTAGAACGGGGAGTCCAGGTCCGTGCCGTCGCGGCGCACTCCGGGCTGGGACTTCAGTACAAATAGCGGGTCAGCCACGGGTCACCACCTCAGAGCGGTCGCCCAGGCGCTCAGCGGTTTCCTGCATGAGACCGGCCTTGGCGGAGTCGTAGTGTGCTTGGAACTCAGCCACCTTAGCAGAGTTCTTGGTCCATATGTAGGCCTCCAACAGGGCTGCATACATGAGGCACTGGGGTGCGTTGACGGTGAGCCAGTTGACGGGGTTGTCTGTACTGAGAGGGTCCAGGCGTGCGTAGTACGCAAGCTCAAAGTCATAGGCTTGGTCAGGCGACGGCGCTACCAAGAAGTTGGTAAAGTTGTAGTCAGCGTAGAAGCGTGGTGCGGACAATGTCGACTGCATAGGCCAAAAATTCTTCAAGTATTCCAGCGAGCGCAACCGCAACGGTTGCCACCCAGCAGCTGTCTTGTAGTTGAAGCTGATAGTCTCACGCCAGTATGCGGGTTTGGCAAACGACGCACCGGAGCTGCTGGCCGTGAACGTACCCTTCACCACGGCCTGGAATCCCTGTTGCTTAAGGTCCGTGGCAATGCGGTTTTCCGCCATCATGACGATGTACGGTATTTGCGCAATGAACTTGGTATCGGTGGGACGCTCCGTGTAGCTTATTAGCTGCGACGTCAGGGTGTCGTATGTCAGGGTTGCCGCTACGGTCATGCTACACCCCTGCTTGTGTCAGAGCGCCTGTGGCGTGTGCCGCTGTGGGGTCGGCTTGCGGCTGAGCGTTCTGAATGGCAGAATAGAAATTGCTGGTAGGCTGTGGGTGGAACTCAATGGGTGGAGCGGATGGCTGACCGTCAGAATGGAAGTTCATCCACGGACCCTGTTGGTCTGGTCGGTACATGTGTTGGTACGGGTTGACATGGTTGTCCACGGTGATTTGGGACAACGCGCCGCCACCTCCTCCGCCTGCAGGTGCGCTGCCAGCGCTACCCACCAACGAGCTGCCTACCTGACCCGGCGTTGACGGGTTGCTGACGCTACCTTGCGGGGGCTGCACCCAGCCCGGTTGGCCTTGCGTGGGCGATGTGGACGTGCCTGTGGCCGCGTACGTCAGAGCTCCGTTGCCGTTCACCATCATAGGCTGGGAGGTTTGAGGCTCTGTGCCCAGCGGAGCTGCGCCCGCAGTCCAACCGTCACCCATGCCCCGTGCTCCCAGACCGCTTTGGGCGTAACTAAAGTCATGACCCGTACCAGGAGCGTAGATGCCACCTGGCGCTGAATCTATAGGAGAGTAAGAAGCGCCAGAATATGTACCATTCCTCATAGCGTTCAGTGTGCCAGCACCTTGGTCTCCTAACCAACCCGAATAGCTATTGGCATAGGCCCCGTTGGGGTTGTACTTCTGGTATGTCTTGAAGTAGTTCTGCAAAGCTGCATCGCCTGTGGGTGCATCCTTGCCTGCTATACCCATAGCCTGCGTATACAGATTATGAATCTCATCTAAGTTAGTGATACCCTGCTGCTGCAGGAACTGGTTCAAGTCACCGCCGCCAGCCACAAAGTCGTGTATCTGCTGGTCTGTGTATGTTTGGCCTTGAGGGCTGGTCCATGGCATGATAAGTCTCCTATTTGGTGGGCCACGCGTTTTGCAGCTTCAGGGAGTCGTCAGCGTGGCCTTGAGCGTCTGCTCCCACTGCTTGATATTCCGCTGTACACGCACTGAGTACGGCTCCGCAGGTTGCGGCGTACTTACGGACGGCCTCGATGGGAGCTGTAGCAACTCTTGTGTTGAGGGCTTTGATGGTGCCATTGAGCACGCGGTTAGTAGCAATGGCAGCATCGCGCTCAACGGCAGACCTGGCAGCTTGTTCTTCACCTTTGCGTTCCGCATCATCTCTCTCCTTCTGTAAAGCTAGTTCACGCAGCCGTTGGGTTTCAGCCTTGGCCTTGTCTACTTTGACCTGCTCGACGTCCCGGCGGTCGTATCCAATTTGTTGTTGGTAACCGTTGTAGGTATGCACAGCAAACAACGCACCGCCAACCAATGCGGCAACCACCAATAAGTCCACCACATATTTGTAAGGTCCTAAGATATTAAACATTGAAAAGCGCCTCCTCGTTGTCACGGCGTTTGACCAGCCCGTTGAGTATTCTACCGCCAGCCTTGTTCCAACGGTCAAACTCAAAGCTCGCACTGCGGTAGTCGCCAGCGTTGAGCTTGCGCAGCAAAGTGGAGGAGGCAAATTGAGTCTCGCCAATGTTGAATACAAAGTCCACCAGCGCGTCGTACTGTCCCTGAGTCAGCGCTACACGCACCAAGCGCTTCACGGCAGACTCAGCTGTGCGTACATCAGCCTGGAGCAACTGCTCTGCCTTGTCCCGCGTGATAGTCAGGCCTGGGTACACGTCAGCACCCGTATGACCGTATCCAATGGTCCAGGGGTCGCCCCTGGTGGCTGGATCTGGGTATGCGGTGAGGCGTAGGGCCTCGGCGGCCTCGGTCAAATTTAGCCCGGCTTGGTCGTATGTGAGTTCGTCATTCATGGGGAAGGCTCCTTGTCCAGCTTTTGCTGGGCTTGGTTGTAATGCCGCGCACCCAGCTCATGTAGGACTACTACACCGCCAAACGTCAGCCACAACCACTCTGTGCTGGCTCCGTGCGTGACGACCCACAGGAACCCAAACGTCATAGCGGCCTTGCCGATGTTGGCCCATATGGCCGTTTCACGCAGCTTGCCTGTCTTATGATCAGTGACTAGGTCCCGCCAATGCCATTGGGAGCTCATATTACCTCCACACCATGTGAGACACGACCCAGGACACCCCTGTGGCCACCACTGACACCAGTCCGCCAAGCCACGCCAGGGTGCGCCAGCCGCCCTTGGCCTGTTCCATAAGGTTACGCATCACCTGGACATTACGGTCCATGGTTTCCAAGCTCTTCTCCATGGAGTCAACTTTGCCAGATAAGTGGGCCACTTGTTCTAGTAGGCGACCATATTCAACAGGATCAATCACGGTATCACCCATGGTACTACGAGCCTTTCATACTCAGTTTCTGCTAATTGGAATAGGTAAGGCTCGCGCTCAATCTCATGGGCCCCCAGGTACAAACCCCACGGCACTATGCCGGCGCAACCCAGCTCCTGGGCGGAGTCAATTGCTACGCGCTGGGCTGTCAGGTTGGCCAGCAACGTGGCAGCCGTCTCAGTGTGCATACCGAAGGCTTGGTACAGGTACCACACCTCGCCAGTGAAGCCTATGGACCGCAGTTTGGCTACGCACTCGCGCACGTACTCAACCCACTGGTTACCTACACCGGCTGTGCCTGTCTGAGGAGGAATGGAGGGGTACAAGTCCAGGCCCACAACGTCCACTCCGGCTAGGTGCGCCAGAGTGAAGTCCTTGTGCAGTAACACATCAGGCATCACAGACACCACCGTAATCAGCCCGGCTGCGTGGCTCTGCGCGCAGGCTGTGGTGATTGAAGGTTGATCC